AAGTAGTTTAGGTAGCAAAAGGCATGATTTAAGGCTACAACATGCGTTATCGCGCGCGATAACGCGGTCATTTTAAAAGACTAACATGGCAGCAGGAGGTGAAAAAACAAACAGATGAAAAACGGGCACAGAATTATAGCAAATTCTATAGAAGTGAAAGGAGTACCAGGGGAAGTAAAAATTCTACCTGTGGGGAACGTAACATCATTAAAGGGCGACTTTATAGTTGATGCAGAAAGCTTTAAACAAATGAAGGATACTTTTGAAAAAAGAGGACTTGACGTTGTAGTTGACTATGAGCATCAAACACTAGAGAATGTTGAAGCTCCTGCTGGGGGGTGGATAAAAGATATTAAGATGGAAGACGGAGCAATTATTGCTAAAGTTGAATGGACCAAGAAGGCGCAGGAGTACCTCGAAAATAAAGAGTATAGATACCTATCTCCTGTTGTGCTAACGAGAAAATCAGATTCGCGGGCTGTGGTGCTTCACTCGGTAGCCCTCACCAACACACCAGCTATAAACAACATGTATCCAATTATAAATAAGGATATTTCGGAAGAAGTAGACCTTGAAGAATATAAAAATGAAGGAGGAAATGAAATGGATTCAAAAAAAATTGCGGCACTTTTAGGATTGCAAGAAGATGCGACAGAAGAGCAAATCGTAGAAGCATTAAAAGAAATTATTAATAAAAAAGCTGAGGGGACAGGAGAAGAAATTGTAGCGAACAAGACTGTTTTAGGACTTTTGGGACTGGACGAAACTTCAAAAACAGAAGATGTTACATCGTCAATTATGGCTTTAAAAAACCCCGCTGGGTTTGTGCCAGCAAGTGAGTTTGATAAACTTAAAGAAAGATTAGACAAAAAGGACGGAGAAGAGCTAGTCACAAGAGCCATGAAGGCTGGAAAAATTACAGCTACGCAAAAAGAATGGGCTATAGAGTATGCGTTAAAAGACCCTGCAGGATTTGAGAAGTTTATTGAAAAAGCCCCAGAAGTTGTCCCTATGGGTGAAATTAGTTTCGGCGGCAAGACGACTCAGAAAAAAGACGATGAAACAACAATTAGAGTGTGCAAGATGCTAGGAGTAAACAGCGAAGACATTGAAAAATATGGAAAGGAAGTGAAGTAGATGGCATTAACGACAGGAAGAAATACAGTTGAAATTGCAGAAGGAAGAACGTTAATTTTGCCAGTGAAGGCAAATACAAAAATTTATGAAGGTGGAATTGTAATGCTTGAAGCTGGCTTTGCTGTTCAAGGAAAAACGGCGTTAGACTTAATCTCGGCAGGGAGGGCAGAAGAGTTTGTCGACAATACTGGCGGAGTTAATGCAGAGAAGAACATCAAAGTTAGACGTGGGATATTCAAGTATAACAATGATACTACAAACCCAGTAACGGGAGGCGACTTGCTTAAGGAATGCTTTGTTTTGGATGACGAGACGGTGTGCATGCTTGCCACTGGAACGTCAAAGGCAGGTAAAGTAATTAGAATAGACGACAGTCAAGTGATTGTCGAAATTATTTAGGGGAGGTTGAATGAGATATGTTAGTAAATCAGCAAGCAATACAAGGGATTTCAACAGGGTTTAAGACTATTTTCAATAAAGTATTTACAGAAACAACAACTCTTTGGGACAAAGTAGCTACGAGAGTGCCGAGCGAAACAGGTGAGGAAAACTATAAGTGGCTAGGAAAGCTTCCGAGAATGAGGGAATGGGTTGGAGATAGAGAGATACAAAACTTAGCTGCATCTGACTACACAATCAAGAACAAAGATTTTGAGCTTACAGTTGGGGTTGACAGAAACGACATAGAAGACGACAAGTTAGGGGTTTATAATCCTGTTATACAGGACATTGCTCAAAGCACGAAAGCCTTTCCTGACACCTTGGTCTTCAAGCTGCTAAAAGAAGGATTTATTTTAAAGTGCTATGATGGGAAACCATTCTTTTCAGATGCTCATAAAATTGGCAAAGCAACTATTAGTAATTTAGGCAACAAGAAGCTTTCGCACGAAAGCTACGAAGCAGCAAGAAGCGCGATAATGACGCTAAAAGATACAAGCGGCAACAGCTTAAACTTGGTTCCTAACTTATTGGTGGTTGCGCCAGCAAATGAATCAAAGGCAAGAGAAATTCTTCTTGCTGACATGAGAAGTGGGTCAAGCAATATTTTAAAAGGCACAGCTGACTTCTTAGCCGTTCCTGAACTGGCTGGCAATGACAATGCTTGGTATTTGCTTTGCACAACAAAGGCACTAAAGCCTCTGATTTTTCAAGAGAGAAAAGCCCCAAAATTTGATGCACTTATCAGTGATCAAAGTGAGAACGTGTTTATGAGAAAACAATTTCTTTATGGAGTTCATGCAAGAGCCAACGCAGGCTATGGATTTTGGCAGATGGCTTTTGGATCTACTGGCGAAGTAGTGTAGGTGATTTGAATGTATAGCACAACTCAAGAAGTTATGGAAATGATTAAGGGCGATGCTATGAATATAATTATTGGCGATGTGTTTATCGAAAATGTAGCCGAACGAGAGGCAAAATTGCTACCACTCGTTGAAGCAGCAATTGAGGATGCGGATGGAGAAATAGATGGATACCTGGCAAAAAGGTATCCTACTCCCCTGGCTGCTATCCCGAAAGTTATAAATAAGTTTTCAAAAGACATAGCCCTCTACAATCTCTTTTCAAGAACTGGCATGGAAGGAGGAGAAAGAGAGTCGAATCATCTTACAAGGTATAAAGCAGCGGTTAGATTTCTTGAGAACATAGCCAAAGGTGTTGTTGATATAGGAGTAAAGAAGGTAGAAAAAAGAGCGAATACAGGCTTCAATATGAAATCAAACGAACGGATATTTGGCAGAGATTCTCTTAAAGGGATGTGAGAATATGGCTGGGATTAGGCTTGAGGGTGATGTTAGAGGCTTAATGAAAAAAATTGCTAATCTTAAAAATATTGATCTTCGTGGAGTTAACCTAACTCTAGGTGAAACTCTAAGAACTTCTACGGTGCAAAGGTTCAAGGACGAAGAAGATCCAGACGAAAAAGCGTGGGAGCCTTCTATAAGGGCGAAAGAAGAAAATGGCAAAACATTGACTTCTACTGCTCTTCTTAGAAGGAGCATAAAGACGAGTGTAAGCGGCAGCGGGTTTGCAGTAGGGACGAACAAAATCTACGCAGCCACTCATCAGTTTGGAGATGAAGGCAGAACTATTAGGGCTAAAAGTTCAAAAGGGCTTAGATTTAAAATAGGCAGTCGCTGGATCACTAAAAAGAAAGTTGTCGTAAACATTCCAGCTCGTCCTTTTCTCGGCATTAGCGAAAAAGATATGACAGAGATAAAGAGAACGCTTGAAGAACTTGTGGCAGGTGATGAAGAATGATTGGGCTTTGTATGGAATATTTAAAAGAGAAATTGGTACAAGCAGGAATTAAAGGAATGATACGCACAACAGAAAAAGAAGTGAATCTTTGCAGAGATTCTCATATAGGGGCAGTTCTCTTTGAAAAAGAAAAATTCGAACGAGCTGATTCAAAAAAAGTGTACTACGAAGGCATTGCAAAAAAGAAAAGAACCAAAACATTTGATAGGCAAGCTTACTATTCAGTAACCATTGGAGAATACTCTATTAGCAAATGCGAAGAAATATTTCTAAAATTTATGGAGTCGCTAGACAGAGGGCTATTAGACCTAAGGGGCAACTATATATACATTGAAGTAGAGGGTGCTGCATGGGTTGATGAAAAAGATAGCATACTTAGGAGTAAGATGGCTGTTCAAATATTAATAAGTTTTCGTGGTGGGATTTATAGAGACGTCACATATAAAAAACTACAAGACGTAAGCGTAGAGGAGGAATAAGCATGGCAGTAAAAAAAGGAGTAGAAGAACAAATCAGTATTGAGAAATTAGCAAAAGACAAACAAATTGACAAAGCTATTTTTGTTGGAGCCTCTGCTTTTAAAGGGTGGTCGAGTGGCAAGATGGTAACAAAGAAAGAATTTGAAAGTGCAATTAAGGATTTTCTAGGATCCTCTCTTAGAGGGAAGGTGGCAAAATAATGCTTAAGGGTGTAAAAATCAACATTACAGATGGTGGGCTTGGTTCTTCAAGTATAAAGGGAGAAGGAGTGCATGTAAAGATAGGTGTATCACCTATAGTGAGCGCTAATCTAATTTCAATTACAGGTAGCATGAACGCAGAGAAAATAAAGGAAAAGTTAGGCAACAGCCCTCTTGCAGACTCATGCATGGACAGTGTATCAGCAGGAGCAAACGGCATTTA